ATGATAAGAATTATGGCTTATCTAAATATCAAATTATATGGCAACTAGATTATATGAAAGCTGGTGGTAAAGTATTTAACTTAGTTTTCGCCCTCTCGCAGAGAGAGCTCAAACTTGTGAGATTAGTTCCTGATTTGTTCTGGTTTCGTTCTGATTCTGTTCCACACAAAGATAGGTACGAGGTTCTTGCTACAAAAAAATATAACCAAGATAATCTGCGTGAAATAATTAAGTTGGTGAGTGATTCGTTTTAGTTGGTTCGCATAACATACATTATGTTAAATTAGCTACTTTGTTCTCGGTTTGTACTCATACGGTTAGTAAAGAAGGCTCATAGTAATTTTGCAACTGGTCAAGCATTTTTTTTATTTTTTTTAGGGTCGACAAAATTTATGTTACTGCATATGCGTGTATAGGTTGAGTTGGATACATATATATAAGAACTAAACATATCGATTTTTTTATGCTATAAAGTTGCTATGAGCAATGTTGAACATTTGACCACAGACAGACTTCGATTACAAGTAGAAAAATTACACATAGAACATATTAAGTTATGCCAAGATAATTTTTTGTATTTTGTTCAGGAGATGTGGCAAGATTTTATTTGTAGAAAAGAAAAAAACAAAAACAAGTGGGGACACCATCAAATCATAGCTAGTGAGTTTACACAAATAGCAAACGAAAGAAAAGGGAGGCTCATAATAAATATGCCTCCTAGACATACGAAATCAGAATTTGCATCTGTGTATTTTCCAGCATGGATTATTGGTAAGTATCCAAAATTAAAAATTATGCAAGTATCACATAATACAGAACTTGCAGTTCGTTTTGGAAGTAAGGTTCGTAACATAATTGATTCTCAAGAGTACAAACAAATTTTTGGAGATGTAAAACTGCGTGAGGACTCCAAAGCAAAAGGAAGATGGGAAACTAATCATGGTGGAGAATATTATGCAGCTGGTGTAGGAGCATCGATTACTGGTCGTGGTGCAGATTTATTAATTATTGATGACCCACATACAGAACAAGATTCTATGTCGGACTTGGCAATGGAACGAGCATATGAATGGTACACCTCAGGACCTCGACAGAGATTACAACCAGGTGGTTCAATTTTATTAGTTATGACACGATGGGCAGAAGATGATTTAACTGGTAGATTATTGAAGGCTCAAACAGAACCGAAAGCAGATAAGTGGAAAACAATTTCTTTCCCAGCAATACTTCCAGATGGTAAACCAGTTTGGTCTGAGTATTGGGAATTATCAGAATTAGAAAAAATAAAAGCATCGTTACCTATTCGTAATTGGTCAGCTCAGTATATGCAAGAACCTACATCAGAAGAAGGTGCGATTTTAAAAAGAGAGTGGTGGAAACCTTGGAAGGAAGAACATATACCTAATTTAATTCATGTTATACAAAGTTACGACACAGCTTTTAGTAAAAAAGAAACTGCCGACTATTCAGCGATTACAACTTGGGGAGTTTTTTATCCTGACGAAGTTACACCTAATTTAATTTTATTAGATGCTATGCGTGGTAAATATGACTTTCCTGAATTGAAAGCTGTCGCTATGCAACACTATAAATATTGGCAACCTGAAACAATTATTGTGGAACAGAAAGCTAGTGGTGAACCACTAACACAAGAATTTCGTAGAATGGGTATACCAGTTATTCCTTTCATACCTAGTAAAGGAAATGATAAACATACCAGAGTAAACTCCGTTGCACCTTTATTTGAAAGTGGTGCTATTTGGTTTCCGTATGGAGAAAGTTTTGCAGATGAAGTAATTGAGGAGTGTGCAGCCTTTCCACATGGTTCTCACGATGACTATGTAGATAGCACGACCCAAGCCTTACTACGATATAGACAAGGGAACTTTGTTGAACTATACTCTGATTATGTGGACAATGATGATTTGCCACCAAAACACTATAACTATTATTGAGGAAAGTTATGTTCAAGAAGATAAAAAAATTATATAAAAAAATAAAAAAAAGATTATTTGGCAAACTTTGTCAATGTGGGGACAAATGACTTTAAAAGAAAGATTATTAGAACAAGAGAGAAGGATTAAGAAAGGTCCTATCAAAAAAAAGAAAAGTAAAATTACTTCTAGTTACACAACTAAAGATGATGATGTAATTAAAGCAAAAAAAGATAAAAAAACTTTTGGAGAGAGATTAGATAAATTTTCACAAATTACTGGGATTAATCCATTTAGTTATTTTACAGACACTCCAACCACTCCAGATTTAGATGCACCTGATTTAGCTAGTGAAGTTCGTAGTCGAGTAGAACAACAAAAAGCAAGAATAGCTTCCTCACCAAAAATGTACCCTTTTTATTTTGAAAGAGCTAAACAAGGAAAATTTGTAAAAGCTAAATGTAAATTAGGAAAAAATAAAAAAACTAAATTATTATGATAGAAGAAGAAAATAAAACTGAGGTTGAAGAAACCGAAACTTCTGAACCTACAGAGGAAGAAGAAGTTCAAGTTGAAGTAACTGATAAAGCAGAGATGCAAGAACAAGTGGAAGAGTTAGCTGAACAAGTAAAAGAGTTTCACTCTAACCTTGCTGAGGATATGGATGAACGCATACTTGCTAAAATATCTTCTGACTTACTTGCTGATTATAAACGAGATAAAGAGTCTAGAAGTGATTGGGAAAAGTCGTATACTTCTGGATTAGATTTACTTGGTTTTAAATATGATAATGAAAGCAGACCGTTCCAAGGTGCGAGTTCCGTTACGCATCCACTACTAGCCGAGTCTGTTACACAATTTCAAGCACAAGCCTATAAAGAATTAATACCGTCTGACGGACCAGTTCGCACACAAGTAGTGGGAGATGTGACAAGGGAGAAGGAACAACAAGCTCAAAGAGTAAAAGAGTTTATGAATTATATGTTAATGGAAGTTATGGAAGAATACACTCCAGACTTTGACCAACTATTATTTTATTTACCGTTAGCTGGTTCAGCATTTAAAAAAATATATTACGATGAAGTAATGCAAAGAGCAGTATCGAAGTTTATTCCTGCTGAAGATTTAATCGTTCCGTATTATGCAACAGACTTAAAAGACTGTGAACGAATCACGCACCTAATTAAAATGAACGAAAACGATGTATTAAAAAAACAGCGAACTGGATTTTATAGAGATGTAGAAATTATTCCTTCACGAATAGATGAAGATAAGGTTCAAGAAAAATATGATTCTATGGATGGAGTATCTCCAACTGGAGAAAAAGAATATCAGTTTAATATATTAGAAATGCATATTGATTTAGATTTAGATGAGTATGCGATTGAGGATGCAGAGAAAAATGTAAAAGTTCCGTATATCGTGACCATTGATGAAGGTTCACAAGAAGTATTATCCATATATCGTAACTATGAAATGAACGACCCATTGTTTCAAAGAAAAGAATACTTTGTGCATTACAAGTTTTTACCTGGTCTTGGGTTCTATGGCTTTGGTTTAATACATATGATTGGTGGATTATCAAAAACTGCGACTGCTGCATTGAGACAATTGCTAGATGCTGGGACATTAAGTAACTTACCTGCTGGATTCAAGTCTCGTGGACTACGAATCAGGGATGATGAACAACCATTTCAGCCTGGTGAGTTCCGAGATGTAGACGCACCTGGTGGTAATATTAAAGACCAATTCCAAATTTTGCCATTTAAAGAGCCAAGTTCGGTACTTTTTTCATTGCTAGGCTTTGTTGTACAAGCTGGACAGAGATTTGCAGCCATTACAGACAATGCAATAGGCAATGATGCACAAAATAGAGCTGTCGGAACAACAATTGCACTCTTGGAACGAGGCTCACGAGTGATGAGTGCCATACATAAACGATGTTACTATGCAATGAGACAAGAATTTAGGCTTTTGTCGAATGTTTTTGGCACATATTTACCTCCAATCTATCCATATGCTGTATATGGTGGCAATCGATTGATAAAATTAGCTGATTTTTCACCAGAAGTAGATGTAATTCCAATTGCAGACCCAAATATCTTCTCAATGGCTCAAAGAGTCACTCTTGCACAGACACAATTGCAGATTGCACAGTCGAATCCACAACTTCACAATGTTCGTGAGGCATATAGAAGGGTATATGAAGCACTTGGCACGAAACAAATTGATACTTTGCTGAAACCAGAGAGAGTACCCACTCCTCTCGACCCATCGATAGAAAATGCAGAGGCTTTACGAATGGAAATACCAAAAGCATACCCAGAACAAAACCACGATGCACACATTATTGCACATACTTCGTTTATTAAGAGTAGAATGGTGCAAATTAATCCTATGGTGTATGCGTTATTACAAGCACACATTATGGAGCATCTTTCTTTCAAAGCAAGAGCTTTAATATTACAAGAAATGCAAGAAAAACCAGAAACATTTGCTATGCAAAAAGATAATCCTGAAGCATTTTTAGTTATTACAGAATCTTTGGTTGCAGATAAGATTGCACAACTTACTTCTGAGTTACAATTGTTAGAAAGTGCAGAAGAAAAGAAAGACCCATTGGTGCAACTAAAACAACAAGAGATGGATTTACGAGCTTTAGATATGCAAAGAAAAATACAAGAGCATGTAGATGTGGAAGAACGAAAGATGGGGGAGTTTGAGCAGAAACTTGATTTAGAAAAGATGAAACGAGAAGATAATGAAGAACAAGCTGAAGAAAGAATACGAATAGCTGAAGAAAAATTAAATGTAGCAAGGGAGAAAAAAAATGAACAAAAGAAGTAGTGCGTTACCACCAGAAAAAGGTCCTAACCCACAAGGGATGCAAGAGGGAGATTTAGCAAAAATTGGAAAAGGTTTTAAGTTTAGAGCTAGTGGAGATTTAAGTTATGAAAAAAAAATAAAACCAAAAACAGATGTAAAAGCCACTTATAATGTAAAAAAGAAAAAATTTAAAAATGTTAAACTACGAACTTCTTTAGGAGAAGGTGAATTAAATTTAACTAAAGATAAACTTTCCACAACAGCAAATTACTCTAAAGATTTGTTAGGAGGAAAACTAAATGTTGGTGCGTATAAAAATCCAAGAGATAAAGGAGTGAATGTTAAATTAGTAATCCCTTTTAAAGTAGGAGCATTATCAAATTTAGGTTGTCCTCATCGTGAAAATGGTGTACAAGGAAGTGATATTAAGGGAGTAAAACCAATACAAGTAAAAGGAAAAAAGTTTATTGGTGTTAAATGATAAAGAACAATATCATTATTTTTCCTAGTAAAAAAAAATATATTTGTAAACCAGTTGATAAAATACAAGAAGTAGAGATGCAGAGAAAACTTCTTGAAAACCAAAGAAAAGAAATATTACATCAACGCAAAGAAATAGAAAAGATGAGGCAAAATGATTGAGGGTGATTCACTTGAGTATGAGCTCATAACTAAAGAAATAGAAAAATTAAAATTAGAAGATACGGTACTAACTTGTGAAATAGGATTGCGTAAAGGGTTAGGTTCAAAAACTATTATGGATGCAGTGATTGCAAAAGGTGTTGCAAATTATAGGCATATTGCGATAGACCCATACGGAAATTTAAATTATAAACATTACGATGATAGACCTCCGTACACTGCTGATTATACAGATAGTATGAAAGTGCAAACTGTATCAGAGTTAAGTAAATACAAAGAGTTTGCTTTTTTTGAGTTTCCTGATGAATATTTTTTTGAAACGATGAGTGAGGGTTACCCTTTCTCTATACAAGGACAAACTTACATTTTGGGACAATATGCAATCGTTCATTTAGACGGACCTCACACAAGTCAAGCTGTACAAAAAGAAGTAGACTTTTTTATGAAACGAATGACTAATGACAGTTTAATAATCATTGATGATTACAAAACTATGAATCTAAAAACAGTTCGTTGGTTTTTAGAAGGTAAGATGGCTTTTAAACCAGTGGTAGAAGGGGAGAGAAAATTAATTTATAAAAGAGAGTTATGATTGAAAACAAATTCATAGAAACTCTAAAAAACAAAAATATTAATCTTACTGAAAAAGATATTTTAGAAAGGTTACTTGATAGAAGAAGATTTCCTAGACACTACATTTGTGGTCAACCAAGTATTGAAGCTATATTAGAAGATGGTAGAAAAACCTCACAAGATTTTTTTGACAAAGATGGATATGTAAATTCTTTAGAATGTATAAAAGCCTATGAGGATGGATATACATTAATTTTATCAAATATTGGAGGATTTGTAAAAGACACTTGGATTATTCAACAATGGCTAAATAAAACTTTTAACATAGAATGCAATTGTAATTTTTATTTTGGCACTGGCAAAAAAACAGTAAGTTACATAAAACACAGCCACGACTATCCAGTAATAGTAAAAAATATATATGGAGAGGGGTTGTGGGTTATAAATGGAAAAGAAAAAACTGTGTCACAGCAAGACTGCATATGGTTTGATAAAGGAGTAGAACATCAAGTAATAGATATAAAAAATAAAAGACTATCTATGACTTGTAATATAAAATAAATGGTATGAGTAAAAATATATTAGATTATTTCATAATAAGTATTTGTGTCTTTTTAATAGTTAACACACTACAGTCTGAAGTTTTTTATCATAAAAGAGTTGTAGAGTATGTCTGTTCAAATGCTGAATACTTGAAAGACGATGTTACAAAAAAAGAAAATAAACAAAGAATAGGATGGGGAATATCTAAAAACAAGTTAATAGAATTTTATCAAGGCAAAGAAGATAATAGTTTCTTAATTGTATTCACATTTACAAATGGTTTATCTTGTGGTTTGATAGGGGGTAAAGAATTTTACTTTGAAAAATGAAAAAATTATTTAAGAAATTATTAAAATATAAAAAATGTTCTTTTTGTGATAGTCCAAGTGAATACTATCATAATTTTAAATTTTATTGTCAACTTCATTGGGATAGGAGATAACTATGGCTTTACAATTCATTACACCAATAGCAAATTTAGCTGGTACTTGGTTAAAAGGAAGACAAAAAAAAGCAGAGGTAAAACAAAAATTGGCAGTTGCTAAAATTGAAGCACAAGTGAAAAGAGTACAAAGCGATGCTGATTGGGAAGAGAAAGCTATGGATGCTTCTGCGAATAGCTGGAAAGACGAGTTGTGGACTCTTACCTTTATTGCCATAATAGTAGCCTGTTTCATTCCTGCTTGTCAGCCATATTTATCTGATGGTTTCAAGTTTTTACGAGAGGACTGTCCTGACTGGTTAAGTTGGGGTATTCTTGCAAGTATTGGTGCTAGTTTTGGATTAAAGTCTATTGGTCAATTTAAAAAATGAAAAAAAGAATACACATAAATCAACATAAAATTAGAAGTAACAAAAAAAATAATACGAATGAGCAAGTGATAACTGTTAAAACATCTAAACATAATTATTATGCTGATGAAGTAGAGGTAAAAGGTATTTGTAAGGTTGTTTATAAACCACACAAACCTTTGTCTTGTGGAGCAAAAGTTTGGATTGAAACTACTGATGAAGTTGTTATGAAAGATAATGATTTTATAACAAAAGTTTTATAATGGCTAAAAGACAAAAAAATTTTGTTAAATTAGAAATTAAAAAGATTAAAAGAAGATATAAACCAAAGGCTATAAGGCATAGAAAAAAATTAGGACCTAAAAGTCATTTGAGAGTTGCATGATACCTTTTCCAGACAAGAAATATAATATTATATATGCAGACCCACCTTGGAAATTTAAAACTTATTCTGACAGAGGTAAAGATAGAAGTCCTGAAAAACATTATTTATGTATGAGTGAAAAAGATATTAGCAATCTTCCAATACAATCTATTTCAAAAGATAATTGTATATTATTTTTGTGGGTAACCTATCCTTGTTTATTACAAGGAATAAAAACAATAACCGATTGGGGTTTTACATATAAAACTTGTGGATTTAGTTGGATGAAAAAAAATAAAAAAAGTGATAGTTTATTTTGGGGATTAGGGTATTGGACTAGAGCAAATAATGAAATATGTTTACTTGCAACTAAAGGAAAACCTAAAAGAGTTTCTAGTAGTGTGCATCAAATAATATATGAACCAATAGAACAACACTCAAAAAAACCAGATTGCGTAAGGGATAAAATAGTAAAACTTTGTGGCGATGTTCCTAGAATAGAATTATTTGCTAGACAAAAAACACAAGGTTGGGATGTATGGGGGAATGAAATATGTACGACATAGACACTTTATTTGGAATAAAAAATTTGATAAAAAAAGAAATCGATGCTATTAAAGAAAATATCGTCTACAATATAGACACACCTGAAAGATTGCAGTATGCTAAAGGAAAGCTCAACGCATACGAGTCGTTGCTTCAGGATATTAATAACCTGCAAAAAGAGGAAGAATGAAACTTATAAAACCTAAAAGATACGAAACATCTGAAACAGATGCATTAGTCCCAAAGGGAGCAAAACAAACCGAAGAATATTTAAAACTTATACCTAACCCAGTTGGATATAGACTTTTAGTGAGACCTTGGTCTGGCAAAGCAAAAACTGATGGTGGTGTATATTTATCTGATAAAACACAAGAAACTATTGAAATGACTACCGTAGTAGGATTAGTTATTAAGATGGGAGAGTTATGTTATAAAGATAAAGATAGATTTCCAAACGGTGCTTGGTGTAAAGAAGGACAGTTTGTTATTTACGGAAGATATGCTGGTGCAAGGTTTAAGACTAAGTACGGTGAGCATAGAATATTAAACGATGATGAAATCATTGGTACAATTGAGAAACCAGAGGACATCCTCGCACTATTTTAAGGAGATAGTATGGCACAAGAGCAATTACAATTAAACGCAGAACCTGATAAAATATCAGTAGGAGAAGATGCTCACGAAGAAAAAGAATTAAGTGTAGAGCAAGAAAAAGAAAAAGAAGAAGTAAAATTAGAAGAAGTTGATTTGGGGTATACTGACCCTAACAAAAAAGATACTGAAACAAAAGTTTTACCAAAAGAAGAGCCAAAAAAAGAAAGTAATCTTAATGAAATATCTGGAAGTGTACAAAGAAGAATTGACCAATTAACAAGAAAATATAGAGAGGCAGAGAGAAGAGAGAAAGCTGCTTTAGATTATGCAAAAGGATTACAAGACAAATACAAAAAAGCTGAGACTACACTAAACACAGTAGATGATAATTATATAAAAGAATTTGATGCTCGAATAGATGCACAAAGAGAACAAGTTAAAAGTAATTTAAAAAATGCTATTGAAAATAATGATGCAGATAAAATTATGGAGGCTAATGATTTATTAGCTAAATTATCTGTAGAAAAAGAAAAAGCTAGAATATTAACAGAGCAAAAAAAAGAAGCTGTTACTAAAGAACCAGAAAATACAACTCCAGAGCCAACACTTCAACCTAAGCAAGAGGTAAAAGAACCCTCTCCTAAAGCAAAAGATTGGGCACAAAAAAATGATTGGTTCGGTAAAGACAAGGTTATGACAAATGCAGCTTATGGAATACACGAGGATTTAGTCACTCAGGGGTTTGACCCAGAGAGTGAAGATTACTATAATGAGATAAATTTCAAAATGAGGGAATATTTTCCTAATAAGTTTGAGCAAGAAAAACGACCTACCCAAACTGTTGCTTCTGCTGGAAGAAAACAAGAGGGTCGCAGAGTTGTGAAACTCACTCGTTCACAAGTAGCGATAGCTAAAAAACTAGGAGTGCCTTTGGAAGAATATGCCAAATTTGTAAAATAGGAGGTCCTTATGGACAATGTAAATAGAAGCTCACGAACTTCCACAGTGAGAGAGACCAGAAAAAAACAGTGGATGCCACCATCTAGTTTAGATGCACCACCTGCTCCAAAAGGTTATAAACACCGTTGGATTAGAACCGAAACGATGGGACAAGATGATACAGCTAATGTATCAAAAAAACTTCGTGAAGGTTGGGAATTTGTAAGAGCCGAGGAGATAACAAAACGAATTGGCAAACACGATTACCCAGTAATAGCTAACGGACAGTATAGTGGTTTAATTGGAGTTGGAGGTCTCGTGTTAGCGAGGATTCCTGAAGAAATGGTTGAGCAACGCAGTGAGTATTTTAAAAACAAGACTACTGACCAAGTAAAAGCAGTTGACCAAGACATTCTAAGGGAACAACGACCTGAGATGCCAGTCAATATTGACAGACAATCTCGTGTTACTTTTGGTGGTGGTCGTAAATCCTAATAAAATTTACAATCATCGTATTTGTTTAACTTAGCTATCTTACTAGGAGGTAATTATGGCGAATGTAAGTGAAAAATTTGGTCTAAGACCATATAAGACACTTGGTGGTCATTCGTGGAACAACCAACAAAATAGATACACTATATCAAACAATTACGGTACAGCTATTTTCCAAGGCGATTTAGTTATACCTGCAACTGATGGCGATATAGAAAGACATACTGCTGGAAACGGTCAGGCTGTCTTAGGTGTATTTAACGGTTGTTTTTACACTGACCCTACAACCAAGAAACCAACTTTTAGTAACTATTATCCTGGCAGTATTGCTGCTGATGATATAGTTGCTCAAGTTATAGATGACCCACAAACTTTGTTTTTGATTGATGCAGACACAGCTTTAACAAGAGCAGGACTATTTACTAATTATTCTGTTACTAATGTAACTGGTAATACAGACACTGGTATATCAAAAGTACAACTTGATGTATCAGAGGTTAGTACATCTTTCTCTTTTGCATTAATGGCTGTTGATATTTGTCAAGATGTGAACAATGAAGATACTGGAAATGCCAATGCAAACATTGTGGTTCGTATTAATAACCATTTTTATCAGCAAGTTAAAAATGCTGATACTGGAGTATAATCATGGCAATATCTAGAAGTCAATTAGTCAAAGAGTTAGAACCAGGCTTGAACGCATTATTCGGTTTGGAATATAACAGGTATGAAAATGAACACGCAGAAATTTTTGCAACTGAAACTTCTGACAGAGCTTTTGAAGAAGAAGTAATGTTATCAGGTTTTGGTTCTGCACCAGTTAAGTCAGAGGGTGCAGGGGTTACTTTTGACCAAGCAACAGAAAGTTTTACTGCAAGGTATACTCACGAAACTATTGCAATGGCTTTTGCAATTACTGAAGAGGCTATCGAAGATAATCTTTATGATAGACTAGCAGGTAGATACACAAGAGCTCTAGCAAGGTCAATGGCAAATACTAAGCAAGTAAAAGCTGCAAATGTTCTTAACAATGCTTTTAACAGTAGTTTTACTGGTGGAGATGGTGTTGAATTATGTTCAAGACTTCATCCTCTAGCAAACGGTGGCACTTTAGCAAACGAACTTGCCACAGCTGCTGATTTAAGTGAAACATCATTAGAGCAATCTCTTATTGATATTGCTGCTTTCGTGGATGAGAGAGGACTTAAAATTGCAATGCAAGGTAGAAAATTAATAATTCCAAAAGAATTACAATTTACTGCTGAAAGAATTTTAAAGTCACCACAAAGAGTCGGTACAGCAGATAATGATATTAATGCTATGGCATCTATGGGAATGATTCCTGAAGGCTATAGAGTTAATCATTATTTAACTGACACTGATGCTTTCTTCATTATGACTGATGCACCTAACGGATTAAAACAATTTGTTAGAGCACCAATCAAGACAGCTATTGAAGGAGACTTTGATACTGGTAATGTAAGATTTAAAGCAAGAGAGAGATACTCTTTTGGTTTCTCTGACCCAAGAGGAATTTTTGGCTCACCTGGTGCAGCTTAATATTCTCTTAAATATATGTGTATGAAGAAGGGGACTTTATGTCCCCTTTTTTTATAGCTTTACGACTTGATAAATTTTCTTAGTTTTAGGTTTAACTATTAAATAGTTTTCAATAGCCATTCTTGCTCTTACACCTTTCCCTGAAAAGATTGCTCGTGGTAGATAATTTTTAGATGCATATTTTAAACCAGCTTTTAATTCTCTATCTTCGTATTGAGGCAAAACCTTTTTTAGTTTGTAAAAAGTATTATGACCTTCTTCAATAAAAGGTTTAATATCTAATGCAACCCTCTCCTTAAATGCTTTAGTCAATTTCATTATTCTTTGTTCTCCATTTATATACATATCTACCTCCACTTTTTTATAAATTTTTCTAACTGTCTTTTTTCTCTCTTGATGGTTTTGTATTCTACATCCCCTTCTTCATAACCAAAGGTATCTTCTAAATTTTCATTAGCCATATTCAATCTATTCTTGGCTTCAGCTAAAATAATATCTTTAGTGTAATAACTTAACATACCTTTAAATGATGCATCATGAAATCCACACTCATGGTCAACTTCTTGTAATTGATTTACTAATTCATCTACTTTCATTGCGTCTTTTAATACTTCTTTTAACATATTTAACTCCTTTGTTGTTACATACCATTATAGCATACTGACCACTAAAGTCAAAGTGCCTAGTTTTCTGGTATTTACAAAAGAATAAATTACTAAAAAGAAGTGATAATTGATGCTAAAACGAATCGATTCGTTGTTTTTAGAAATAATAAAAATTTTAAAATACAGCTTTTCTGCACCTTACAGAGGTGTATTTGCAAATCACTTCTAATCTGATATTATTATTTTATAAACAAAGGAGATAAATAAATGACAAAAATAAATATAACAGAAAAAGAATCAAAACTTATGGAATTATGTTTCAACGGAGAGCCTTCAAGACATCAACATGGAGATAACTTTAGTGAAGTTGGACCTTTCGATATTATGGAAATTCTTTGTTGGACTAAAGAGCAAGTTGGGGGAGTAATATCAAGTTTAGAGAAAAAGAAATTAGTTTGGTCAGAGCCAGAGTCAAATAAATATGGATATGTTCCTGCTACTGTTCATCTAACTGAAGAAGGCATTGATGCTTATTGCGACCATCACAATATCAACGACCTTTAATCAATAACTAGGGGGATGAAAATCCCCCACAACTATAAGGATAAAAAAATGAAATATGTGGACAGAATGAGAAAACAAAAAGAGTATGAACTGTCATACGAACCTAAATCTTTTTGGGAATATTCTAGAGGTAATAATATTGACAAAATGGTCAATGATAAAAAATCATATGAAAATAATAAACAAGAAAATTTTATAGGTAAAGGTAGAGGTTCATTCTTATCAAAGTTCAATTCCGAGTACGCAAAAAGAATTATTGAAATGTGGTCAAAAGAAAATGATAAGATAGTCGACCCATTTGCAGGTAGAAGTTCTAGACCTTTAGTTTCTACTTTATTAAAAAGAAATTACACAGGTTTTGAAGTTATAGAAAGTAATTTAAAAGAGGCACAAGAACAATATGAAGACATATCCAAAGAAAGAGAGATGGGTGAATTAAAGTTAATAAATACAAGTAGTTCTAATATATTAAATCATTTAGATAAAAATTATGCAGATATGATTTATACTTGCCCACCTTATTTTAATATTGAAAAATATGAAAGTGTAGAAGGTCAACTTACAGATATAAAAACATATGATGCATTTTTAAAGGAGTATAGTCAAATACTAGAAAAAGCATCGATGGTATTGAAGCCAAGTGGGTTTTTTGTAGTTGTGTTAGCAAACTTTAGAATTAATGGTGCATTTTATGACTTTGTTGGTGACACAAAAAAAGTATTAAAAAATACTTTAACATATCACGATGAAATAATTTTAGAGATGAGTCCTGCAAAAAGACATCCTTTATATGTACAAGCAATTACTAATTTGAATTGCTTAAAAACACACGAGTATTGCATAGTGTTTAGAAAAGATGACAACAAAGAAAAATTAATAGAGAGAAACAACGATATAAATTGGTCTAGACCTTTAGTAAAAGATATCTATACGAATCGAAAAGATTTGTTTTGGGCTGATGGTAAAAAAGATTGGATAAACGATAAGTTTGAGAAATCCAATGGTTTTGATAACTCTTATAAACAAAAGTTGATTTTTTTTAAATAATTTATTATATTATCGTTAAGACTAAATATCCGAATGTGTGAAGTTTTGGGAGCACTATTTAGTCTTAAATTTTCTTAATAAATAACTAAATCAAAGGAGGACTTACATAGTCCTGTTTTTTTTTGTATACTGTTAGTACCAAGAATTTTATAACTGATATAGACTGGCTTGGCAGACCCCCTAGAGGACTATATCTTTAAACTAGGAGATAAAAATGGCAGTACATTTTACAGGACCTATTTTGTTTGCAGGAAAAGATGGAACAAAAAAATGGTTTGAAAATTTACCAATAGATAGAAACCCTGATTACATAGCATATATGGATGACTTTGACAGAATTGGATTTGATTCAAATACTGGACATAGATGGACAGTTGTCAAAGATTCAGGTGCGTCTGTAGCAATAGTAGCAGACACAGTTGGTGGTGAAGTGGCTTTAACTTCAGCAGGTACAACAGATAACGATGGTGCATCAATTCAAAAAAATGAAATTTTTGCAGTGCAATCAGGAAAAGATTTATGGTTTGAAGCAAAAGCTAAATTATCTGATGCTGACCAGATGGATTTTTGCATAGGTTTTACAGTTAACTTTGCAACTAATCCAGAAGCTATGTTATCAGCAGCTGATAGAATTGTATTTCAAGTAGACGATGGGGATGCTTCTATTCTTTGTAAAACTGAAAAAGATGGTACAGAAACTTCAACTGATTCAGGTATTGATTTTGCAGATGCTACTTATAGAACATTAAGTATTAGAGTTCAAAGCACTGGCAAAGTAGATTTCTTTATAGATAGAAGTTTAGTTGCTACACACACAGCTAATATTCCTGATGATGAAAATTTAACTATTGCAGCTATGTCAATTTCAGGAGATGCCACAGGAACTAAAGCAACAACTTTAGATTATATGTTTGCAGCTTCAGATAGATAAGGAGATACATTATGGGTTTACAACTACAAGTTAAAACCTTTAAACCAGCAGCAGCCTCAACGACAAGTGTGGCAGCTGCTCAAACTCTTGGAGGAGCTGGTAATATGTCTCTTGCTACAGCAGCTGGTACTGGAGCTTATGCAGGAACAAATGTGGGTTCTACTATTAGTTTAACTTCTACTGGAAACATATCTGCAAGAACATTTACTGTGACTGGAACGGATGCTTCTGGTTCGACCATTACGGAGGATATAACTGGTCCTAATAACACTACAGTTACTGGTAGTGTGTTCTTTTCTACTGTTACACAAATAGCAGTAGATGGAGCAGTTGGGACTAACACTTCTGCTGGTAATGGTGCAGACACAGTTGGAGCTATATTTACTGGAGCAACAAGAGTTAAAGGTGCACAGATTACAACAGGAGGAACTGTAGCAGACATAAGTTTTAAAGAATCTTCTCAAACAGGTACAACTAAATTTTTCTACACTGTGGCTACAACCACAAAGGATTATATTGAACCTTATATACCTGATGATGGTATTTTGTTTAGAGAAGGTGCTTTTATAGATTTGCCTTCAGGTAGTGTTGTAAGTGCAACAGTATACTATGGATAAATACACAGCAGAGCTTCTTAGTTTTAAAAATGGTGGTATGCCACCAAAAACCAAGAAGTATTTTAGGTCTACAGAGTCTGGAGCAGGAATGACTCAAAAAGGTGTTGAAAAATACCGAAGAGACAATCCTGGCTCTAAACTCAAGACTGCTGTGACAGAAAAAAAACCAAGCAAGTCTAGACAAAAAAGAAGAAAGTCTTATTGTTCTAGAAGTAAAGGACAAATGAAAATGCACAATATAAATTGTCAAAAAACACCTAAAAAAAGAATATGTGCAGCTCGTAGACGATGGAGATGTTAAATGAAATTATCAGACAATTTTTCTTTAGATGAATTTACTAAATCACAAACAGCTTTACGAAATGATATTGATAATACTCCTAACAAAACTCAACTTAATAATCTTAAAGCTCTTTGTACGAATATATTACAGCCGATACGGAATTATTATCTTATGCCTGTTATTATATCTTCTGGTTTTCGTTGCACTGCTCTTAACAAGATGATTGGTGGAAGTTCTTCTTCGCAACATACTGAGGGAAAAGCAGCAGATATTGAAATATTTGGAGTTAAAAATGATGAACTGTCTGACTGGATACATACAAATTGTTCTTTTGACCAATTAATTTTGGAATTTTATGATGGTGTAAATCCTAATTCAGGTTGGGTTCATGTTTCTTTTTGTTCTGAAAAAAATAGATATGAATATAAACAAGCTACTAGAAATGAAGAAGGAAGAGTGGTATATACTTTAAGATGAGTATTAGTCGTAGTCAAATGAGGCAACAAATATCTAAGCCTCCTCAAAAAAAAAAATGGACAAGAAAAAGAAAAGCTAGTATAAATTGTGCTAAACCTAAAGGATTTAGCGAAAGAGCTCATTGTGCAGGAAGAAAAAAACGAAAGTCTAAAACACGATAGAGAAGTTATTGAAGTAAAAGATTTTGTTAACGACAGAGTATGTGGATTATTAGAACATACTATATTATTTAGAAAAACTCATATATTCGGACACAACTCAAATGATAATGATAAAAATTATTTTTACTATGTAAAATTTGAAGATGATTGGTTTTTAATAAATTATCTAATAAATGAAATTTGTTTTACTTTAAACTTTAAAAAACTTGATGTAGAAAGAGTATACAGTAATATTCAGTATCCTGGTCAAATAAGTGATTGGCATACTGACCATGCAGACGATAGAGCAAGAACTGCGTTAATTATGTTAGGACCTACATTACCAGAGGGAGTAGGAACTTTTCAAACAGAACATCAAAACATAAATTTTGAAAGAGGTAAATTATTGTTTTTTAAAAGTAGAATATTACACAGAGCCTTGTCTGGTAACAATCCACACATACCTAGAATAACATTAGCTCTTAAATGTTTTTTACCAGAGTAGACACAACCCTTGTCAATCTCTATACTATATATAGAGGTGTACTATGACAAAACTATGTCCAAGAGGCAAAGCAGCTGCTAAAAGAAAATTTAAGGTTTACCCAAGTGCCTATGCAAATGCGTATGCATCTAAAATATGTGCTGGAAAAATTAAAGACCCAAGTGGTGTAAAAAGAAAAGATTTTAAAGGTCCTAAACCAGTTGCAACTGGAGACTTTATAGATACACACGAAGTTATGGGAAGTGCTATACAAAGTGATTATGGCACAAATAGTTCTGCAAAATCTTACTATAAAGATTTATTGAAGTAATGTCAGGTTTGAAAAAATGGTTTGCTCAAAAGTGGGTAGACATCGGAAGTAAAAAAAAAGATGGTTCGTTTGCACCTTGTGGTAGAAGTAAACAAAAAGCAGATGCTAAAAGAAAATATCCGAAATGTGTTCCTTTAGCAAAAGCTAGAAGAATGAGTGAAGGACAAAGAAAAAGTGCAGTAAAAAGAAAAAGAGCTAAAGCTCAAGGTGTTGGTGGTAAACCAACAAATGTAAAAACTTTTGCAGTTCAAGGTGGATTAGCAGATTATTATAAAGGAGTAATTTAAATGCCAGATGAAATTGAAAAAAGAATGATTCGTATAGCTAAAGATACAATAAAAAACCCTAATAAAGCACTTTTGGGTGGTCCTTCAGTTGCAGAAGCAAAAAAGATATTAAAAAAATATGGAATTAAAATACCTCAAAACAAAGCAAAAGGTGGATTAGCAGATTATTATAAAGGAGTGCTATAATGACTAAAATATTAGGAGAACAATTTAAAGACTTTAAAAAAGGCGACCTTATTAAAAGATTACAAAAAAAATACGGTAAGAATAAAGTAAACGAAAATACCTCTATGAAAAAAATAATGGAACTAATGGGACAAAAAGAAGGTGGAGTTACAGAGGGCATAAAAAAAATTAAAGCTAAGGGTTTAAAAAACGGTGCTATGACGGAAGGTGTTAAAGCTGCATTGATAGGTGCAGGAGCAGCGACTATTTTAAAAAATAAAAATAAATCAAAAGTTAAACTATCTGGTGATAGACCTGAAGGTTCACCTCCTCCAACTGTTTTTCCTAAAAAGAAAAAAACTACAAACAAAAAAGAAGTTATTGGACCAGGTGTTTTAACTGAAAAAGAGCAAAGAAAAGCTCTAGAAGGGTTGATTGGAAAATTTAAAGTTGTCCCCCCTGCTTATGGTAAACAAAGAAGAAAAATTGGCAAAGAAAAACCTAGGAAAGGTTTAAGTGAAGGAGGAATGAATTTGTCACCGAAGGCTGATTTAGATGGTGATGGTATGTTTAGTAAATATGAAAGAACTAGAGGAGAAGCCATTCAAAAAGCTATGACTGAAAATAAAAAAGTAGAAGGAGGAATAGTTCGTGGAGGTGGACAAGCTATTAAAGGAATAAAATTCAAAGGTGTTATGTAGGGTGAACTATGGCTACTTCTGGAACAACAGCTTTTGATTTAGACATAGATGACATCATTGAGGAAGCCTATGAACGATGTGGTGTTCGCACTAATTCTGGAAAGGATTTAAAATCAGCAAGGCGAAGTTTAAATATTCTTTTCAGCGAATGGGGAAACCGAGGGGTTCACTTATGGAAGGTAGAATTAAAAGAACAAGAACTAACAGCAGGGACAGCAACTTACACAGCACCAAGCAACGCAAACGACATATTAGAGGCTTATGTTTCCACAACTACTGGAACTACCTCATCTACAAACGATGTCTCTCTTACAAAAATTTCAAGGAGTGAATATGCAGCCTTACCTAACAAAGGTTCACAAGGTCAACCTAGTCAATATTATGTGGACAGACAAACGACTCCAACAATAACTCTGTATCAAACACCAGATGCATCAACTTACACTTATGTAAAATATTATTATTTAAAAAGAATAGAAGATACTGGTGCGTATACAAATCAAGCAGATGTGGTTTTTCGTTTTATTCCTTGTATGGTTGCAGGACTCTCTTATTATTTAGCTATGAAAAAAAATCCACAATTAGTACAGCAAAATAAATTATTATATGAAGATGAATTACAAAGAGCTTTAACAGAGGATGGTCAAAGAACTTCTGTTTACATTACACCACAAAATTACTTTCCACAAGGAGGATAGATGGCATACGCAAGAGGTAAATATGCTCAAGCAATTTCAGATAGGTCAGGATTAGCTTTTCCTTATAATGAAATGGTAAAAGAATGGAATGGTTCTTTTGTACACAAATCAGAGTTTGAAGCTAAACATCCACAGATAAGAAAAAAACATATTAAAGGAGATGCTATTGCTTTGGCGAATGCAAGACCAAGACCACCTGAAAATGAAAAAGAATTTTTATTATTTATTAGTAGTGGTTTTTTTGCAGATAATGGAGACGGTGGAATTGGTGGCACAAGTATGACAGTGGCACAAAGTAATTCTATTTTAGGAACTAAACTCACAACAGTATCTGCAACTTCAGCAGTTGGTACAGATTTTACAGTGGTGATTTCATGAGTATTTCACATTCTAATTTTTTAACACAAGTGCGTAGTTATACTGAAGTAGATTCAAATGTTTTAAGTGACACTTTACTTGACCAGTTTATAAGAAACACCGAATTAGATATTGCTAATAAAGTTGATTATGACGATATAAGAAAATATGTATCTGCTACCACTGTGGCTAGTCAAAGATTTTTAAATACACCAAATGACACTATGGTAATTCGTTCTGTACAAATTATAAATAGTAGCACAAGAGATTTTTTGGAAAAAAGAGACACTTCTTTTATAGCTGAATTTAATCCAGCAGACACAACAGGACAACCAAAATATTATGCAAATTGGGATGATAAAAATATTTTATTAGCTCCAGTGCCTGACCAAACATACACCATACAACTTAATTACATTAAAGACCCTGACCATTTTGATTCTTCTACATCTACTTTCTTGTCAACACACCAAGAATCTTTGTTATTACATGGAGTATTAACAGAATGTTTTAGTTATTTAAAAGGTCCTATTGATATGTACAACTTATATAAAACAAAGTATAATGAAGAGATACAAGACTTTGCGTTGCAACAAATGGGTCGAAGAAGAAGAGGCGAGTATGATGACGGTGTACCTAGAATACAAGTGGCTTCCCCTTCACCTTAACTAGATAAGGAGTAAAAAATGGCAATAACAACAAGTGTGGTATGTAATGTATTTAAAAGAGATGTTATGAAAGGGGTTCATAATTTTACTAATCCTGGTGGTAACAGTTTTAAATTATCTATGTATACATCAAGTGCTACTCTCGGTAAGTCAACAACTTCTTTTACAACTGACAATCAAGTATCTTCACCATCTGGATATTCTTCAGGTGGAAGTGCTTTAGTTCCAGTTACACCTACTTTAGACAGTGATACTGCTGTAGTAGATTTTGCTGATTTGTCATTTGTAGGAGTAACATTGACTGCAAGAGGAGCTTTAATCTATAACGATACTGCATCAGGAGACCCAGCAGTAGCTGTATTAGATTTTGGTGGAGACAAGACTGCTACTTCAGGAACATTTACAATACAATTTCCAACTGCTAATGCTTCAAGTGCTATTTTAAGAATAGCATAAGGAGATAAAAAATGGCTAACGCATGGGGTGAAGCCACTTGGGGACAGAATGCTTGGAATCAACAATCTGATGTAAACCAAGCAGCTACTGGTGTATCTAGCACAGGTTCTGCTGGAACTGCTACTGTAACAGGAACTTGCACTATAACAGTTACTGGTGTTTCAAGCACAAGTTCTGTTGGTGCTACTACTGCTGGTATTGCAGTTGACCCATTCACAGTTGCCAGTCTATCCACAACCTCTGCTGTAGGTTCTAACAGTATTGCGTTAGGTAGAATAGAAACTGTATCTGGAGTAAGCTCTTCCACTTCTGTAGGTTCGGTTACTATTGATGATGAATTTTTAACTGGTGTAGGTTGGGGAAGAGGAACTTGGGGTAATAAGGTATGGAATGGTGCGTTTACAGCTGCACCATCAGGAGTTTCTTCTACAAGTGCTATTGGTTCTGTAACCACACAAGCAAACGCAACTGTTACTCCAACTGGAGTTTCTTCTACAAGTGCTATTGGCTCTGTAACAATTACTGGTACTGCAACTGTATCTGTATCTGGAGTATCATCCACTACTGCTTTAGGAACATTTACTTTAGTTCAAACTACAAATGAAACAGCAACTGGTGTAAGCTCGACCACTTCTGTAGGAAGCATTATTGCAGGATTAAAAACACCAGTAGATGTAACTGGAGTTAGTGCAACTGGCTCTGTAGGTTCAGTAACCGTAGTAGGAACTGCAACTTTTGCAGTATCTGGAGTTAGTGCAACTGGTTCTGTAGGTTCTATAACACCAGTTTTTATTTATAGTGTTTCTGGTGTTTCTGGAACTTCTGCTGTAGGCACTGCTGTAGAGGTAACTGGTCAAGGAGTAGTTGATGATGTTACTGGAGTTGTATTGACGAGTGCAGTAGGAAGTGTAATAATAATAGCATGGGCAGAAATAGATACTGGCTCAACAGTTACTTGGACTGAGATAGAAACAGCAGCATAAAGGATAATATATGGCATCAACATTTTCATCTGATTTAAAACTTGAGTTAATGGCAACTGGAGAAAATGCTGGAACTTGGGG